GGCGGGGATCTCCAGGATCTCGCCGGTTCGCGGGTTACGGCCCTTGCGGGCCGCCACCGCCTTGCTTTTGAACTTGCCCAGCCGGGGCAGCGTGACCTCTCCGCCGCCCAAAAGCTCCGCTGCGGTCACATCGACCAGGGCGTCCAGCGTGGCTTCCACCATGACGGCGGTCACGTTCCTTTGGGGATCCATCGTGTGCACGGTCTGCGTTACGGCCTTGATAAGTTCCTGCTTTGTCATGTCGTTATTCCTTGTTTATATGTTTTCTGCCTGTTCGTTCTTTTGTTCCGACAGCTCATAGAAAAACACATCGTCCGTTACCAGCCGGAGCCCATGCTGTTTCAGAAGTTCCGGGGCGGCTCCGCGCAGTCTTTCTTTATCCACTTCTTCCTTGATGCGAATATATTCCGTTTTATTTCCTGCCTTGAGGGATTCCAGCACGCGCTCGAACGTCCATTTGGGCAGGGTCTTGAGCTTGGTGGACAAGCGGTAGCCGATGGTGCCGAATGTCAATTGCAGGCTTTTGCGCCCACGGAACAGCTCGTCGCGCGCATAGTCCGCATAGCGGAGCAGGGACTGTTCAAGCCCGGCGATTTCCTGCTTGATGGGTTCGGCTTCGGCGGCGGCCCTGGCTTTGACCTCATCGATCTCCTCGGCGGCGGACAGGTCGATGAGTTCAATCCTGCGCTTGTGTGCGGCGATGCGGGCCAGAACGGTATCCGCTTCCTCTGTGGACTTGATGACTACGGTAGTAGCGGCGGGCTTAATGCGTGACATGTTCGCTTCTCCCTTCGATCATGCGATAGCCGTGGCTCTGGCTGTCGCGCCAGAGGGCAAAGGCCTGTGCTTCCATGCTGCGCAGGCAGGCCAGCTCTCCGCGCAAATTGTGCAGGATGATGGGGATCACTTCCTTGAGAGCCTCGCTACCGTGTCCGGTGGCGGCTTCCAGGGCATCCAGTTGGCGTTCTATACGTTCAGCGATCATGGCGATCCTCCTTGGCTATGTGGCTGTACAGGCACTCTCCGTGGCAGGCCCGGAAAAGCTGGACATACAGGGGATTGATGGACATATAGGGGAGTTTCTGGTGGGCCTCGCAGTCGGCCCTGGCGATCGGGCCAAGAACAGGGCAGGGGATGATGGCCCCACCCAGGAGGCTTTCCACGCGGTGGCGGATGAAATCCAGCGGTGCGTGATGGCGGTTACGCAAGGCAAGGCTCACGATGGCCGGAGAGACGTTCAGGTCGCTGGCGACCTTTCGCAGGCTGCGTCCATCGCAGGCCGTTGCCAGAAGTTCGATCCACTGGGGCAACGGCGTGCCCCAGGCAGCCCGGGCTTTTTCCGTACAGTTCATGCGTCGTCCCTGCCTTCCGGCGGCAGCGCCGTGACGATTTTGTCCACATTGGGGTCGTAGAGCTGTTTGACTCGCAGGATCTGCGGAGCCTTGGGGCCTGTGTTGCGGGCGGGGATGAAACGATAGGTGTCCGTGCCAGTTCTGTGCAGGTAGCCGCCACGGGCCAGCCATTGGCAGTAGGCTTGCGCTTCGCCATAGGCGATGGTGGCATCTTCTAGGGATGCCGCATTGACCAGTTCCCGTACAGTGAACATGCCTAGTATGGGCATGGCCCGCCACATGCGCGTCCGTCCGGAATCCGGCAGGAGCACACCGTTTTTCCGCACACGCGGTGCGTTGACGCCGCAATCCTTGACCAAACGGTATGTGCATTGCCCGCCGGGTACATGGGATATTTCTTCCAGGATGCCCGCCCGCAGAAGCCCCACCAGATAATCCCTGGCCTTGCCGGTGCGGCGGTCGATTTTTGTTTCCAGGTACAGGTCGCGCAGGGAAAACGTCCTCAGTTCGCGCATGGCAAGCCAGAGCTTTTCACGATCGGTCAAAGCGCCCGGCGGGGTGGAGGGGAGAAGCAGGGCCATGTTTACCGTCCTCGCACCGGTGCTTCGCCGGTAAACAGTTCCCGCTCTCCCCAGGTGGCCAGATCCATTTCCTTGATACCGCTGCTGTTAGCCACGCTTTCGATTAGCGCCAGATTGACGCAGACTCGCCGGGCTGATCCGTTGGCTTCCGCGTAAACGCGTCGCAGCAGATCCTCTGCGATAGCCGTCTTGGTGACGTGTAGCTTGCACAGTGCCTGCGTATCGGCAAAGGAGACAGGCTGTGCCGGGCACCAGTCCAGCACACGCCCGTGGAAGCGCTCCCAGCGTTTCAGGGCATTGGGAAGGTTTTCTTCACCGATCAGCATGATGGGAGCTTGCGACGCCTCATATATATCGCGGATGATCTCAATGGCCCCACGCTCCACAAGGTAGTCTGCCTCGTCCACAATCAACGGCCTGCCGGACAGCGCCAGCTCTTCCGCAATCTGGTCGGACATCTCCGCTACCGTCTTGCCGGGCCGAAGGCCAAGCCCTTTGCAGATGGCTTCATGCGTAGCCTTGCGCGTCCAGGAACTGCGCGCCTGGACATAACAAGCCCGCTTGGCGATGGTGGCCACCGTGGCCGCCGTGCTTTTGCCGTAGCCGGAGGGACCGTAGAAAACCACGATACCGGGCAAATGGCGCGGTCTGTCGATGGCACGGGTGAGGGATGCAAGGCATAGGCTCACATTGGTAAGAGGGGCCGTGCCAGGCTTGACGGCTTGAAGTTTCTGATTCATGATTTCCTCCTCTATAGCGGCGGGCTTCCGCCCTCTGGGCCCGGCGGTGCTGTCGCCGGGCTTTTTTTATTGATTCATTGCTGCACAGATACGCGCGGCTTCTTGGACGCTTTCCCACTCATAGGATCGTCCGAATGCCTCCATCCAATTGGATTCATCCGGTGTTAGGGCTTCCCCACGCAGACGCCTGGCATCCAGCCTCAAATAGAGGGCCTGTTTTTCTGCCAGGTTGGCTGGAGCTACGAAGCTCGTCGCCTGATCTTCCAAAATTTTCACTGCTGCGGTGCGTGCCTGTTCCGCCTGATCCGGCGTCAGGGTTTGCATGGAAAGATCCTTGGATGCTGCGCGTGCTGCTTCGGCCAATTCAAAGGTCACATGCTCAATGACGTCGGCCGTCGGAGCCGGGTTATCTTCAACCAGACGCAGTGCTCGCTCGACGTGCATATCAAGGATGTCCTGGGCCATACGATCCAGGTGGTTCTTCCTGGCATCTTTCCTGATTCCGGCGATGGCCGTGCGCACGGAGCGCATGGTATGGCGGGCGTCCACGGCGATCTTGCGGCGTTGTTCGGGCTCCATACTGTCAACGCATTCCGCCCGGCAGACGAACAGTCCGTCGAGATAGACGTAAGCATATTGCGGTCTCGTTGCGTCAAAACGGATCTCCGCTGCCTGCTGCATCACGTCGGGGCGTCCAAATTCGGGGGCGATGTATGTCCGTCCGCCGATCTGAATGCCCTTTTTGCCGATCTGGCGGGTGCCGATGACAGGCAAGAGCAGCATGTCGAGCGCCTGCTTGTACTGTTCCGGGATGCGCTGGATGGTGCGTGGATATTCCGTCAGCATCTGATACGGCGTTTTTCCTTTTAGCCCTGTGTGCGGGCGGTGCAGGTAAACAGCGTCCGTCCATTTATCGCAAAACGCCTGCAACTCCTCTGGGCTCATGGCGATACTGAGTTGCTCCGCGTCAGCCCCTTTGTGGGAACGCTTCATAAGGCGTTTGGCGAAGTCTTCCTGATCTCGGATGCGCTGGCGTGTGGCCACGTCATGGCCTACATAACAAGGAGCGATGGGCAGCAAATCATGCGAGAAAGAACGAAAGACGCGTTCGATGGCCGGTTTCAAGTCTGGCCGGAACGGAGGCAGCGCCTGACACTCGATACGCAGATCCGTGAGCAGGCGGATCATCTGGCGCGATCTGAACTCTTTGCCGTTATCTGTCACCACGGTTTCAGGAACGCCCCAGTCCAGGAGACAGTCACGTGTCAGGCAAGCAACCTGCTGCGCTGTGGATCTCTCCGCGACCCTGAATTTTACACGCCGCGTATAAATTTCTATGATGCCGATGATGGCGTACCGTTTGCCGTCGTTCAGCATGACGTCCGAGGGCGTACCGTCGTATTCCCAGCGTTGGTTGATTGCCGTCACAAGAGCGTAGGCATTACCGAATGAGGGCATCGCCAGGTTCCGGGCCTTGCCGGGCGCAGTGGCGCTGAGGAACAGGGCAGAGTTCTTTGCTTTCCAGCCTTGAATCCAACCTTGAAGGCGGCGCAGGGAGGGGAGGGCGAACAGTTCGAGTCCTGTTTTTGCGCGTTCTTTGTTGACCGCTTCCAGTTTTTCAAGAATGTTGGCCGCCTTGCCTTCGGGGTAGCGGCAAACGATAGCTACGATAAGGGCCTGAACTTCCGGCTGGCTGTCGATGCAGCCCTTGCCGCGTCGCCCCTTGCCATAATCTCCCGCCAGGCGCGCCGTGCCTTCGTGCGCTATGGCGCGTTCCCAGTTGGCAAGGGTGTTTTTGCTCACATGGGGCAGTGCCTCCCTCAACCAGGCTTCGGCCTCGATTTCTCCCGCATTCCAGCGTGCGGCGAACAGTTCGCGGCCACGCGTCTTGGGCAGTCCGACGGTTTCCGTAAACATGCGGCACAGCATGAACAGGGCGGATTTGGCTTCGGCTCGGCTTTTGCCGTTGGCGGAAAAAGCGGCCTGCACCGCGATGGTGAGGGGCTTGGCGGGTAGGGTGGGCGCGTGTGGCAGGGGAGACACCTTGGCGGCAATGGCCAAGCGTGTGGGCTCTGGCATGGAAGCGACGATCCATTCCCGTCCGCCACCACGTCCCGCCCGCTTGCGGGATTGCCAGTTTTCACGCTTGGCGCGCTTGCTGATGCCCTGCTGTGTCATGGCGAGCAGTGGGATCAGCTCCTGCGTTGTATATGTTGTCTTTATCTCCACCATACGCGCCTCGAAATTTGTACTATCCAGAAGGCTATGCTGCCGACGTCCTTTTGTTCGTTTCTGTGACCATGCGGGGATCAAAGAGATATTCCTCCGGCACTCCGGCAGAGCGGAGAGCGTCAAGAACACGAGGACTATGGTTTTTCCCCAGTATGGTGGCGGATACAGCCGACTGGCTTATGTCCAGTTCGCGAGCCAGCGCTGCGGCACTCCATCCATTGCGTCTAAGTGCTTCATGGATGCGCATTGCCCAGTAGCAGCGCTGCTCTCCCAGCTTGGCGCGTGTGATGGTTGCTCCGGGCATCCTCATAGCCGTTCCTCCAGTTGCTTCTTGCGCTTGCGTGCGGCCTTCATTTCCAGATCTGCCTTGCCATAGTCCCGGTAACGCTTGTCTTCCGGCGTCATGAGATCCATGCCTACGGCTCGCAGCATGACCTGCAGGGGCGTATAGTTGTCCGTGGCCATACAGAATGCGAGAACCGCCAGAATTGAGGGGGGATGGCTGACATCCGAAGGGCTGAGCCATTTGTCCAGAGTCGCTTTGCTGATGACCGGCGAATTCCCGCCTGTCAGCTTGATGTCTGCACGTTGGGCGATGTCGTTAAGACGGTCTGCAAGGAGTTTCCTACCTTCGCTTTCCGAAGCCCCGGCAGCATCGCGCATGGCGGCTCTGATGCCTGCCAGCACTCCTGATAGTCGAAGCGTGTTATCTATTAAGGAAAGCTGATGCATGATGGCCCCCTGTCCTTTCCTTGCTAGCCCATGATCGGAGTTTCCGAATTTTTCCATCGTCCAATGGCCTCACGGTAAGGAATTTGGGCCATCCTCATGTTCTGCAGTCGTACCCACACCAGGACGTCGCCTCGCTTGCAGATAGCGCCCCAGCGCCAGCCATGTTCATGTCGTTCGATGACGATCATGGCTTCAGAAAATTTGATGTGACCTTGGAAT